TACTCTTTAGCCATAATAAGTGGTAGTGATTACATTTATTTATTAGATAAAGATGTAAACTTTATGCGCGAAGCCTATCCTAACCCTGCTACAACAGGAGTGCCTGTGCATTATGCTATTTTTGATGAAACTAGTTTTATAGTAGGGCCAACTCCTAACGCTAATTTTGATGCAGAAATACACTTTGCTTATTATCCAGAGTCTATAGTAACCGCTAATACCACATGGCTAGGCACAGAGTTTGATTCAGCATTGTTAAACGGCACTTTAGTAGAAGCAATTAGATTCCAAAAAGGAGAACCAGATATGGTGGCTCTTTACGATAATATGTATGCACAGTCGTTAGCGTTACTTAAAAACTTGGGTGACGGTAAATTACGCGAGGATACATACCGAGGTGGTCAAGTTAAAGTGGAGACGGCTTGATGATAAGCTCTGAAAGCGTTGTAGAATTAGGTAACGTAAAGGTTACTACTATATCTAAGCGAGGGTTTACTCCCGAAGAGTTAGCTGAACAGGCGTTAGATAAAATAATTTATGTGGGTGGCAATAGTCATCCTTTGATTGTGGAACAGGCAGAAGCGTTTAAAAATCAAATCCGTGGGGTACTGATTGAGTATATGAAACAGGCTATTCGGTCAGACCGCACAACTTTGGCAAACCAATTCCGCGATGCTGGGCATTCGGAACTTGTAAAACTATTGGAGATATAACATGGCAATAACGATAGCATCAGCGATGCCCACAAGTTTTAAAGTAGAAATACTTAAAGGGTTACATGATTTACAAAACGGTGCGGATACTTTGAAGATTGCACTGCTTAAATCAGTATCATCAGGCTCAGGAACCTATGGCGCTGCCAGCACTAACTACAGTGATATTACTGGTAACAGTGATGAGACAAGTGGTTCAGGCTACAGCGCAGGTGGTAATACTCTTACTAACGTAACTCCAGTTGCTTCTAGTACTACGGCAGTTTGTGATTTCAATGATACTACTTGGTCAAGTGCTTCTTTTACAACATGTGGAGCGATGATCTACAACACTAACAACAGTAATTCAGCGTGTGCAGTATTATCTTTTAGTGGAGACCAAACAGTAAGTTCAGGGGATTTTCAAATCCAGTTCCCCGCTGCTGGCGCTTCTACTGCGATTATACGCATTGCCTAGAGGTCTTGAATGGCTGATAAAGTTGTAAGTCTTGGGGCTACATGGGGCGCGGGTACGTGGGGCCAAGGCTCGTGGGGAAATAATGTCAATATTTCCGTATCAGCTACAGGGGCAATAGGCACTGTAGGATTCTCCATAGGAGGGTCTGTGATACCTACTGGAGTACAGGGAACTAGTGCGGTAGGTACAGTAGCATTAGTGTATTCTGGTGCTACAACTCCTACGGGTGTAGAGGGGACAGGTAGTGTAGGAACCGCAACCACTGTATACAGCAGTGTGCAAGTACCAACGGGAGTAAATGGTACGGGTGCAGTAGGGACTACTTCAATAAGCGTAGTAGACTCCGTAACTCCTACAGGCGTAAGTGGTACGGGTGCTGTCGGTGCGGTTGCGCTTCAAGTAGGAGATATATTTGTACCTACAGGCGTAAGTGGTACGGGCGCTGTTGGTAGGGCATTTCCAGCTTACGATAGAAATGTAGCTGTTACAGGTGTAGTCGGTACAAGTGCTGTTGGAGCCATAACTAGTGTGGCAGTCCCTACAATAACGGGAGTTACAGCATCAGGTGACTTAGGCGATGTTATTACTGTTTATAGTGGTTCTATAGTAGTAACAGGCGTAAGTGGTACAGGCGCGGTAGGAACAATAAGTAGAGGTGGTTGGACTACGATAGATGATTCTCAAACACCTACTTGGGTAGATATAAACAAAGCGGCATAGGAATATATTATGGCTACTTATGTAAACAATTTAAGACTTAAAGAAATTACTACGGGTGATGAAGACGGCACTTGGGGTACTAGTACTAATACTAATTTAGAACTTATCGCTGACTCGCTTGGATACAATACACAAGCGGCTTTTGGGTCAGATGGTAACGCTACTACAACTGTTGCTGACGGTGCAGCAGATCCAGCAAGAGCACTTTACTTTAAAGTGACTTCTGGCGCTACTTTAACTGCCACTAGAGAACTTACAATAGCCCCCAACACATTATCTCGTTTAATGTGGATAGAGAATGCTACTACAGGTAGTCAGACTATAACCATTAAACAGGGTTCAGGTGGCACTGTTAATATTGGCACTGGGGAAACTAAAATAGTTTATTTAGATGGAGCAGGAGCTGGCGCTGCTGTTGTAGATGCTTTAGCTAATTTTAATTTAAGCCTAACAAGTCAAGTTACTGGGACACTACCTGTAGCAAATGGCGGCACTGGAATTACATCTTTTGGTTCAGGAGTAGCTACGTGGATTGGCACACCTTCAAGTGCAAATTTAGCTAGTGCTGTAACGGATGAAACTGGTTCTGGAGCGTTAGTTTTTGGTACAAGTCCAGCTCTAACTACTCCTAAAATTACAACTGGCCTACAAGATTCTTCGGCTAATTCTGTTATTCCGTTTGATTCAAATCAATTTTTTTCAGGGGTATTTTCTGATAAGGTGACGGCGTTAGGAAATACTGGCACAGCTAAGACTATTAATTGTAATAATGGAAACGTATTTACAGCTACATTAAATGGTAATACAACGTTGACGTTGGCTACACCTGCTAGTACTTCAAATAGAGCTACTTCATTCACACTTATTTTAACTAATGATGGTACGCCTAGTAGAACGGTTGCTTTGGCGGGAGGAAGTTTTAAGTATCCGGGTGGATCAATTTCTCGCAGTACAGGAGCAAATGACGTAGACATCTGGTTTTTCTTTTCGCCGGATGGAGGCACTACTTGGTATGTAACCATACCTATGAAAGATTTATCTTAATTTAATTGTTTAGATAGGAGACTATAGACATGGCTTTAACTGATGAACAACAACAAGAGGTTGATAAGCAAAATGCTATTGAGGACAATAGAGCTTCAAATATAGCATCTCAGGAAGTTAAAAGAGCTAAACTTGAAACTTTGCGTATGGCTAAAGATATTCTTGTAGAAAATAGACGTACTCAAGCAGCTTCGGATGCTACAGATATTACAGCTAGTTCTATTACCACCTTGGCAACGGAGCTTAATACTTTTGTAAATAGTTAATATGGATATGTACCCTTATTTTTCTTCTTCTATTTATAGAGAAGAACGCCCTGAATGGGTGGAAGAAACTTTAGGTTATGCTAAAAAGTATTACGAAAAAACAAAAGAGTTTTTACCGGAAGCCTCTGTTGTTAAACAAACTGAACACATGGCAAATGACCCTGACTTTGCGTACTTAACGTCTTATTTTAGAGATAAAGGTGTAAGTATTTTGAAAGATCAGGGTTATTTTACAGATGAACACGAGTTTTATTTGTCTGGTATGTGGGGGCAAGAGTTTGAGTGTACAGGAAGTAATATACTTCATGTGCATGGCAGTAGCGAAATATCAGGATTTTATTTTTTAGAGACTCCAGAGGGAGGAAGCTATCCTATATTTGATGATCCAAGACCGGGTAAGAAGATGAGTGATTTGCCTTTAGTGCCAAGCGACCAAGTAACTATGGCTACACCATACATACATTTTAATAATGTAGTACCGGGGACTATGATGTTTTTTAACTCTTGGTTGCCACACATGATAACGACAAGTATGGCAGATAAACCAACAAAATTTATACATTTTATTTTGTCATGTAATAAACGGTTTGTTTGATGCAATATTTATTGCCACCACATTCAAAAAGAGTAGAACCTTTTGCATGGTGGGATAACGCATTTACGGAAGATGAATTAGATTGGCTACAACAAAAAGCTAAAAATGCTATACAACCTGCACAAGTAGGTGCGGGAGATGTGAATGAAGAAATTAGAAGATCAGAGTTAAATTGGTTAAATAATACACCAGAAAATAAATGGGTGTTTGATAAATTATCTAACGTTGTTTGTAGTTTGAATACTCAATATTTTTCATTTGATTTAACTGGTTTTGGAGAGGGTATACAATTAGCCAACTATGATGAGGATAAACAAGGAACGTATATATGGCATCAAGATTTTGGTAAAGAAGGTATATCAAGAAAATTGTCAGTAGTTATGCAGTTGTCAGAGCCGAATCAATATGAAGGAGGCGAATTACAGTTATTAACATCAAGTAAGCCAATAAGCATACAAAAGAAACGAGGGCTTATAACTGTTTTTCCAGCTTGGTCTTTGCATCAAGTAACACCAGTAGTTAAAGGCAATAGACAATCTTTAGTAGCATGGATTTCAGGGCCACAATTTAGATGAATATTGAGTATAAAGATTTTGTTGGTGTTTTTTCAAATGTCTACCCAGACGGATTTTGTGAACATTTAATAAATGAGTTTAACAGAAATCAAAAACTTGGAGCAGGAAACACAAGACAAAATAGTGAGGATTCACCGAAACACCAAAAAAACGACTACCACATATTTTCAAACGGAAAGAATATAAATTTTGAACCGTTTAATGAACACACAACTATAGATATGTTTTTTAAGGGATTACAAGCGTGTTTTGAGCAGTATTCAAATGAGTACTCTGTATTGCGTAATGTTAAAACACATTGCAGTAATATGAAAATGCAAAAAACATCAAGCGGTGGGGGTTATCATGTTTGGCATTGTGAGCAAGGAAACGGACAGGATGCTAGTAGAGCTTTAGTGTATATGCTTTATTTAAACACAATATCTTCTGAGTGTAATGGTGAAACAGAATTTTTATATCAACAACGTAGAATAAACCCTATTGAAAATACAATGATATTATGGCCCGCAGGTTTTACTCATACACATAGGGGAAATCCTGTGTATGGAAAAGAAATTAAATACGTTGTAACTGGATGGTTTTTTAATGAATAGGGTATTTAATAATTTTGTGTAGGAGGTATGTATGCCTATAGGAACGGGAAAAGCTGGTTTAATGGGCGGGATAAGTATAGCAGGTAGTTCTTGTACTTTTAATAACCCCGGATGTTTTTCTGTTCCTCCCGGTTTAGGTATTGTGACTGTTACGGGACGCGGAGGAGCAGGTGCATCAGGAGGAGCAGGTAATACCGCTGGTAGAGGAGCAGGTGCAGCAGGGGGTAATGGAGGAAGTTGGAATAATGTAAACAATGCTACTGGGGGCACAGGAGGCGCAGGTGGAGCATCAGGTCCAGCAGCTAATAATGGCACTCCGGGTGCAACGGGTGCAGCAGCAACAGTGTTTTGTCTAAGTATGCCCGGAGGAGCAGGGGGTAATGGAGGAAATGCAGGTGTTTTAGGAACTGCTGGCACTGCGGGTTCTTCTATTCCTGACAATAATACGGGTCCGGGTGGTTCTGGAGGAGGAGCTGGGTCAGGATGTGGTGGTGGTCCGGGCGGTAGTGGAGCAGAAGGAGCTAGTGTAGCTTTTTGTGTATTTGGTTGTTTTGTAACCGTAAGTTACGGTGGCGGCGGCGGTGGCGGCGGCGGTACTACTAATGTTGGCGGTAATGCCCCACCTCAAGGGCCGGCCGGAGCAAGAGGAAATCCCGGCGGAGGGACTGGAGGGAGTGGTAGTTCAGCATCTTGTCAGAACTACGGTCAACCGGGGGGAAATGGGTGCGCCGCATCAGTTGCAGGTGCGGGTGGCGGCGGCGGTGGTGGAGCTGCCAGAAATAGTAATCAAGATGGTGCAGCTGGAGCTGGGGGCGGTGGAGCAGGTGGTCCCGGCGGGAATGGAGGGTCTGGAAATCCCGGTGCTGCTGCAAACCCAACCACTCATAATTGCGTTTCGGTGGGTGCTTTTCAGGGACAATGTAAGCCTGTAGTAGTCCCCTCTGGAGGACAAGTTAATATTTCTTGGTGTCCTCAATAATGAATCAAAAAGAATTTCAAAAGGAGTTCAGAGAAAAACAACAGCAACTACAATTAAAAATGTTAGATGCTAATAGAAACCGCGCACAGACTGTAAGTATAGGTATGTCAGGATCGGGGATGACAGAAATTACAATGCGCGGGGATGATGGTACTTTTTTATGGAATGTATACCGACCAGCACAAGTAATTGAATTAATACATCAACTTGCTAGTAATGTGGGTTGTCATATACATATCCAACCAAGAAAAGATTTTGCTAGTTATCGAGAATGGAAAGAAGTACCTGAAGAAGAAAAAACATATTTAAACGGGTTTTCACCGTTTGCGGACCAACAAATAGGTTGTGAAAAAACAGAGTTGTTACCTCAAGAAACAAATAAAAGTATGGAGAAAGATAATGTGGCAACTAAGAAAGCTGTCAACAAAAGAGCCTCTAAGCGAAGCAGGGCGACTACCAGATAATTGGGGTCCAATATTTGGTTTAGCAGGAATCAAAGACAAGATAGGCGATTTGTCATGGATCGGGTCAGCTTATGATGATATGGGATGGGTTGAACTTTCTCCTGAAGAAGAATTAGAAATTTTAAAAAGTCAAGTAGCAACTCGAATAGAAGAAGAAAAAGCCATAGCAAACAAAGCGTTACAAGAATCTAGTTTGACTGTTGAGCAAAAAACACGTTGGCTTGATTATTTGTTAAAGTTAGATGAGGTTTATTTATCAGCAGATTTTGATTCTAATGTAAGATTTCCAGCAAGGCCAGAGTGAAATACCGTATACGATTTAATAAATCTCGCGGTCTTGAGGGTAGAGGTACTAAAGAACACGTTTGGAGAGTATTCCAAGGCAATACAGAATGGTTAGCAAGACACGTTATTATTGAAGTGCCTTCAAGAAGTGAGCAGGAAGGGCCAGATTGGAATATTGTTTGTGAAGGACAAATGTTATTTTTTGAAGATACAGATACGGCAGTTTTTATAAATGGGTCATGATTTTATTTATACTAGTAATAAGCATAGCAGGACAAGACGTATCGCGTTCTTGTGAACAAGCGTTGTGTTTTAAAGATATTAATAGATGCCTATATTTTGCCGAAAAAATAAAACAACAGCCTGACACCCCTGATATTAACGCATATTGTCAGCCAATAAATGCAGATGAAGACAGCAGGTGGTACAAATGATCGGTGAAGCGTTACTCGCAATAAAAGCCTTAGACTCTGCGTTTGTTGTTGTGCAGGGCGCTATTGCTAAGAAGAAAGAAGTTGAAGACATGGCAGGTGAAATAGGCCAATTTTTCACTGCCAAAAAGAAAGTTGAAGAGCAGATGCAAAAAGCTCGTCAGGCTGGAAACGATGATTTATTGGTAGGTTCTGCGTTAGAGGAAGCTATTACCATAGACCAGCAAGAAGAACGCATAGAAAAGATGATGGAAAAAATCCG